TACTCCGCTTCCTTCTCTAAATTGGAATAACTGATTCATCATTTGTAAGTTATTGTTTCTTCTTACATTGTAAATTGTGTTAAGATACATTTGTAAGTAAAGAACTTTTTCTCCAATACCTCTACCTGCCCATCTTCCAGGAGCATCCTCAAACTTAGCTTCTTCATAAGGTCTAACCTTATTCCATTCTTCTACTCTATGAATTAAAGGTGTTCCACTTATTAAACCAGAGGCAACCACTCTTCCATTAACCCAAGTATCACAATCTGATTTCTTACCAGTTAACCAAGACATAGGAATTTTTCCCCATCTTTCATAAAGGTCTATCTCAGGGCTTGTTCCTTCTTCTGGTCTGTCTTCATTGTGTATCTCAGGAATATTAGTTTCACCTTTAATCTTATCAAGGTTAATCCATTTACCTTTAAAGGCATCTTGTAAATAAGAAACTGATTGAACACTTCTCTCAATAAAGTTATCTTCGTGTAAGTTTCCACCTGATTGGTCTTTAAATATATTTCTTATATCTATTGTTTCTGTTTTTAATGTAGTCTTTTTGCTATACTCATCAGAGGCAAGTAATTTCTTTTTAATTAAGTGTCCATCAAGAGCAAATATCATTAGGTCTTCGTTTATCTGTTCTCCAAAGCAATTCTTTTCCATCCAATCTCTAACTAAGTTTCTTGTTATGTTAGCTACACCATATTGGCTTGGGTTATTTCCTCTAACATTAATGTCTTTGGTGTCAATGTCAATATTCTTTACATTCTCCCACACAAGAGCTTCTGTCAAAGGAAAGAATATCTTTTGTTGTCCAACTAAATCTTTCTCTTTTTTAAATACTCCATAGTAATTCTCTCGTATCATATCCCATAAGTATCGCATTCGCATTGACTTATTTCTTGATATTTGAAAAATAGCTTCTTCGTATCTTGTTATTTCTTCGGTTAAGACTTGTAGTATCTCTCCCTGTATTGCTTTCTTTGTCATATTATTTTAATTGTTTGTAATCTTTGTAATCTTATAGTTTTTAGGTTTTTTTCCCTTTTCAATTATTTCTATTAAGAACTCTTTTAGGAAGTCAGCAGGTAAAGGCATTGCCATTTTCTTTAACTCTTTTTTATTCTCTACTGGGGTATTGGCTACTAATTCCTTATACTTATCATCAGTTATCTTTCCATATATCTCATAGACTTCTTTATTATATTGTTTTTTAAACTTCTCTATATATCTTTCAGCTTGTTTAATGGTCATTGCTCCTCCCTCAAAGTATATATAGGGGTGGGGGGTATATCTCTTTTGTTTAGTTAATACTCCTTTATACCATTTATTATCTTGTTTTATTAGTATATTTTTCATAGTTTAGTGGGTTTAATAGGCTTAATAGTCATTTATAGGAACATATAATGAACCTTGACTTTGTATATTTATAAAACTATCTAGAGCATATCTTACAGCGTCTAGGAAGTGGTTAAAGATATCTTCTGGTGTGTTTATTATTCTACCTTCCTTATCTACTTTCCAAAGATAGTTTCTATATTCTTTTAGTCCATTTACACTTCTCTTTGTTATGCTTATTCTTTGGTCTTGGATAAATTGTATTCCCTTATTAACACTTCCTTGACCCTTTAATGAAGGTAGAACATTTACTCCATATAGTTTAAGCTCATCAATACTTTTAGGCTCGGCACTATCTGCTACTACTAAGGCTCTCGGAGAATTAATTAAGATATCAGCTATCTGTTTATTACTTAGTCCTTTCTGATAACATATCTCATCAAATATGAAGCCACCATTATATTTATAAATTGCTACTATACTTGTTGGGTCGTTGGAATAACCGAAGTCAAGTCCATATCTCTCAAGTCTTGCTTCGTGTGGTATCTCATCAATAATTGCCCAGTCTTTATAAATCTTTCGTTCCATATTGTGAGGTTCTCCTAACCATTTATGTCGGTATAGTCCGGGTCTTTTCTTTTTATCGTCTTCCATTTCAAGTCTTATAACTTCTGGCATCATTCCATATTTAATGGCAATATCGTAATTAACATTTATTATTAAGGTGTTAGGTCTTCCCTCTAATACTAATCTCTTATGAACCGGGTCTTCTTCAAGAAGTCTATTATAAGTGTAGATTATCTGTGAGTTATTCTTACGAACTGTCGGGGTTAAAACCTCTAAACTCTTTTCAGATACTGTCTGGGCTTCTTCTACCCAAGCTATGTCAATACCCTCAATAGATTTTATACTCTGTTCATTATTCCAAAGTCCTTTAAAGATAAAGTCAGAACCATTTAAAGTATTTATAATAGAGTTATTTGTTATCTGGAAATCCCCCAAATTATATTCCTTTATTAAGTCAACTAATAACTGATAAGAGGAATCACCTATTGAGTTTTGAAACTCTCTAAAACAAGCTACCCTAGTTTTCTTCTGTCTTGCTCTTATTAAAAGAACTCTTGCTATTGTATGAGATTTAAGTGAATACCTACCTCCATAAACAGCAGCCTCTCTCCAATCATTATTGAATAGGCTCTTGAATTCTATTGGTATTATCATTTCCTTGTTGTTGGTCATCTCCTATAAATTTAACTAATAATGGGTTAATACTTTCATCATCAGTTGTTATATCTGTTTTATTTTTAAACTCTCTATCTTTTCTTTCCAAATACCATTTAGAAGTTTCTTTATCTCCTTTATCTATTTCTCCTACTATATTCTTTTTAGCCTTATATTTAGGCATATTTTTAAGTGCTTCCTTTCGGTCAACAAAATCTGGGTTATTCTCTTGGTAATTATATAGTGTTTGTTTGCTAATACCAGCCAAAAAACAAGCCTCTAAGTCTGTTGCTCCAATACTAAAATACCCCTCTAATTCTTTGACCTTCTCATCTGTCATTAATGTTGGTCTTCCTCTGTTTTCTCTGTTTTCTTCCATATATATTTTAAGTTATTCTTTTATATTTCTTATACTCTTAAAGGTTTCCACCCCTACAAGGATTAATTACTTCCTATACAAAACTTCAAAGCTCGGTAATGTATCGCGAACTCAACTCGTATTTTTTGCTTTAGATTTCTAAGAGTGGAAGCTCTTAAGATTATGTTATTAAACTATCTTAATTTTTTTGTTTCTTCACTAATTCATTATAGACCTTTAAAAAGTAAAGCACATTCATCTTTCCTAATTCTTTACAATCTCTAAGGGCAAACATTGCTTCTCTTTCGTGGTCTTTAAAACATTTAAAAACTGATGATATTTTATTTTCAGGGACATTCATTTCTTTTATTACTATTGAGGCACTATCTTGCCACTTTTCAACCTTTCTTATTTGCTTTGGTAGTCCCATTTTAGCATATAAATCAGAAACTTTTAAAATATCACTTTCTCCTTTATTTATAGGCTTTTTATCATTGGCAGATTTATCTGCTATATATATATTATCTTTATCTTGTTCTATTATATTATTTGTACGACATTTTTGTCTACCCCCTACGACATTTTTGTCTACCCCCTTAGACATTTTTGTCATACCTACTATTATATTTACAAGGGTTATTTTTCTTTTGGAGTTATCTTTAATATCAACCTTTATTAATTGTTCCTGTAATAACTTATTAATACTTCTACTAGCGTGTCTTTCAGATATGCCAATTAAATCTCCTAAATACTGATTACTTGCCCAGCAATAACCTTTTTCGTTGGTCAGTGAACTTATAACAGCGTAAAGTAATTTCTCTGTGCTTGATATTTCTTTGTTAATGATTATTTCAGTCGGTATAACTGAAAATGTGCTAAATTGTTTTTCCATAAAATTAGATGTGTTAATTATAGAAGTGGCTGGGGCAGTTACACATCAACCACCCCACTTGCGTGAGCTACAACCACTATATTTAAAATAAAACCCGATTAAGTTCTATCAGGGGGAGGGTAATATTAAGGGCTGTTCCCCCTTTCGTTTGTATCGCCCTGTCAACCGACAAGAAGATTAACGACTTCCCTGCCCTTGACAGGATTTAATATCTAATTGTCATATCTTAAAAGGAAACTATCTTCTTCTATTCTATCTTTACAGTCCATACAATACCATTTCCCTTTATATTTTTCTAATGAGCCGTGTCTACAGTTCTTGACAAGTCTATTATATTTTGTTATTCTATTAGTATAGTAAACAAAATCACTATTCCTAAATCGTTCTTTATAGAATAGTTTGAAGATGAAATTGTAGATAGCTTTTATCTTGTATTTCATAACTGAATAATAGCATATTTTGAAAATAAAAGCAAATGGGTTTTTATTTCTGCCTGTGGATAACTCAAACTATATTATAAGCTATTTAATATCGCCCTTTATTTATAGGGTATTTAGAGCCTTGACACTATTTAAAATGTTTGCTATAATTAAAGTGTAATAAAAAAACTTTAAAAAAGTAATAACTAACTAAGGGGCTGAAAAGAGCAAGGAGCTTTCCCGCTCCCCCCTTTGCCCGAAGTAATCCCCTTAGATGGTTATTATCAATTAAATATAAATTAGAAAATAATATTTAAAACTATGAACAAACACTTTACACAAAGACCTTATAAAAAGATTAAGGAAAAAAATAACTTTAATTGGTTTAAATTATTCTTTTATATGTGGTTAGTTAGCTCTATGATATTAATATCTATGGAGGTATCTAAGAACACAAAACAAATTGAAATCCTTATAAACGAAACAAAGGAAATAAGAGTTGAACAACAAGAAGTAAAGGAAGTTATTTTAAGTGAGGGAGATATAAGAGAGGCTCGTATAACTTGTTATGAGGCAACTGGTAATTTAACTGCTTCTGGTAAAGTTCCTAAAAATGGAATGGTAGCCACAAGTGATAGAACAATACCTTTTGGAACAGAAATAATTATAGACGGACAAACTTATATAGTTGAGGACAGAACTAACAAGAGATTTGAAAATTTTAGTTTAATGACTGTTGATATTTTTTGGGAGGATAGTTTAGAGAGTTGTTTAGATTTTGGTGTTCAATATAAGAACATAATAATTAAATAATATGGAATATTTATATCATTGTGTTTATATATCAGGAGGAGGAAATGAAATTAATGGAGGTATTTTTGAACTAAAAGAAACACCTAAAACAATAATATTTAAACAAAAGATAAAAAGTTTTTTTAATTGTAATTACGAAACTATTAAAGCAAAAAAAGAAACAGAACACGAAGTTGATGGATACAAAGTTTATACTGGATATGGTGATGTTATAAAATTTAAAGATAAAGAATATATAATATATCCTCAAAAATGTGGAACTCCTCATATTTTAACAAGAATTACAGAGCAAGAATTACAAAAATATAAAATAAAACATTGGCACGAAAAAAATTAAAAACTTATAATAATTAAATAAATAATATGAAAGTAATAGCAAGACATAAAGACTGGGTATTAGGAGCAATAATAACAGAATTAGATGATGAAAATTATAATGGTAAGTTTGCTTATAGAAAATATATAGCGACTATAAGAGGTTTTAGGGGATGGAAAATATATGAAGGAGAAATAAAAGAAAATATGGTTGATATAATTAAAATTGAGGTTGAAAAAATAAAAAATAAAATTGATAATGGAGATGAAGAAATATTTAAAGATAAAACTTATAATAATTAAATAAATAATATGAGAGAAATAAAAACAAGTAGTGGAACTATCTATAAAGATGAGAATGGAGAAACAGGGGAGATGAGATTAATAGCAAGAGCCTTACATAGCTATGTAGAACCTAATTATAGATATGTTCAAGTAAATTATAGAGATGATGATACAGATAAACAAAAGGCAGAGAAAAGACTTAAAAAAGCTATGTGTCCACTTGATAAAGAAGATTTAAACTTCCTTGATAGTAAATATTGTAAAGCCTATATTGATTTAACATCTAACTTTGAATATGAAAAGTTTAAGGCTCAAACACTTAAAAATGTAGCCGAGTATAATAAAAAGTATTACGAAAAACTAAGGGAGATAAAAGAGTTTTACTCTAATCCTTTAAATAATAATTAATAATAAAACTATGAAAAAAGAAACACAAATTGTTTTTATCCTTAAACAATTAAAAGAAAAAGGACAAATTAGCAGAAACCTTTGCCTTAATAACTTTATATCAAGATTAGGGGCTAGAATGTGTGATTTAAAAAATGAAGGTCTTGTCTATACAACCGAGAGACTAAATGGAGATTACCTTTATAAGATTAAGGGACAAAAGAGATTATTAAAA